AAGCCACACATTGAAGTTCTCGGACACTGGGCAAGACCAGTTAACGAAAACCAACAATGGAAAGTTCCAAGAGATGAAGTTATTAATAAAATACTGGAAAGCTTTGAGAAATACGAAGTATTGGAGCTGACAGTTGACCCAATGGGTTGGCATAACGAAATCGCGCAACTAGAAGAGATAATCGGTGGCGATATGGTTCTCTACTATGAAGGCAATTATAGAAAAAAGATGGCACAAGCCTGTTCAAGGTTTTATTCAGCTGTCTTAGAACAACAACTAAGTCACTCAGGCGATAATGATTTATTTCAACACCTGATTAACTGTGTTCCTAAGGAAACTCCACAGGGAACATTAGTCACGAAGGCAAACAAGAACTCGCCTCACAAAATTGACTTAGCAATCGGAGCAATTATGGCTTTTGACAGGTGGTCTGATATGAGATTAGAACCTGAAGAAGAAGTCAAGGAAGAACCTAAGTTCATAAATTTATGATTATTAATTATTCAATTTCAGGAGCTGGATTTATATGTTTAGCTATAGCTGGTTTTTTGCATTCACTTGCAGTTGGCTTTTTTGTGCTGGGACTTTCATTGCTTATCTTTGGAATCATATTTGATATGGAGAGATTATGAATATTTTAGATATTTTTAGACGACCAATTATGGAACAGCGTGCAATGGATGCTTCAGTCTTTGATTTAGGTTTAGATGATACTGGAAAAACTGCAGCAGGAAAATCTGTAGATGCTGGCAGCGCAATCACAGCTTCAGCAGTTTATTCTTGTATTTCTTTGATTTCTGATTCAGTGGCAACAATGCCAATACACGCATATAGAAAAACTGGAGACTTTAGAGAACAAGTAGCTCCTCCATCGTGGATGGATGCAACAAACTCTATGCCTAATCCTGAAACAGATAGGTTCACTTTTATCCATAGAACAATCAGCTCACTTGCTTTATATGGGAATAGTTATTGGTTGATAACTGACAGAGACAATCTTGGTTTTCCAAAGCAGGTTTATAACTTGCATCCTGACTATGTGAGGATTGATAGAAAAGATGGATATATCTGCTACACCTATGATGGCAAGAAAACCTATAAGAAATATTCTTCTCTAACTCCTGATGGCGAAGTTATACACATAAAGAATTTTGAACAGGGTTCAGATTATGGTCTAAGTCCTATTGAAGCTGGTGCAGAAGCTATTGGAATTTCTCTAGCAAGTGAAGAGTTTGCTGGAAGGTTCTTTCAAAATGGTGCTGTTCTTAGCGGTGTGATTGAAATGGATTCAACACCTAGTGAGGAAGCTCTTAGAGTTTTGAAACAATCTTTCAACAGAAAACATCAAGGAAGTAAAAAGTCCCACAATATTGGTATCTTGACTGAAAATGCTAAATGGAAACCTATAAGCATTAATCATCAACAAATGCAGTTTTTAGAAACACGAAAGTTCAACAAGGTTGAAGTCTGTGGACTATTCAGAGTTCCTCCATATCTCATTGGAGATTTGTCGGAAACAACAAAACTTGGTTCATCTATTGAAGAACAGAACAGAGTTTTTTATGAGCTAACACTTCTGCCCTACATAAACAGAATTGAACAAGCAATGACAATGATGCTTCCAAGAGGTCAGTTTGCAAGAATTGATGTATCAGGATTGCTTAGAGCTTCTATCTCACAAAGGTATCAAGCATATAACTTAGGAAGAAACGCAGGTTTCTTATCAGTTAATGAAATACGAGCAAAAGAAGATTTGCCACCACTTGATGAAAAAGTAGGAAATACTTATCTACAAAACTTGAATCAAACATCGATTGAAGACTCAGATACAGAAAGCGTTCCTACTACTGAGTGATAATAGATTTGCTGACTTTTGGCGTGCTGACTTTGCCAAAGGCTAAAAATGGTTAATAACCAAAATAGGTTCAATGTTGCTGAACCTAAAACAATAGGCAACAACGATATCCTAAATTATTTAGGACACTGGGGAAATAAAGCAGAAAGCTTTCTCCAAAATACGAACACGCTAACACCTGATGCAGGTCAAGAAGTTTTCAACTTTGAAATGCAGCAGATGAACATAAAAGAAGTTCGTGGAAACTACACAGGAAATGATTATCAAGGATTTGCTGGTGCTTATCAGCAAACTGGGTTTGACCCATTTGATAAAATGATTCCTAATGGCTTCGCTGTCATCTCTAATTCAGATTGGTATATTCCTGATAACTTCGTCAGCTATATACAAACTGATAGAAAAATTAGATTGTGCTGGGTTGAAGTCAAAGGGACTTGTTGGATAAAAAGTTCTGATATTGAACACTATCGACACTTTCAAAAAACTGTTGATAATTGGAATAATCAGATTGCAAAAGCTGGCAAATGGCATATAAAAGCAAAAGCTCCTATAGAGTTCAAAATAGCTATATATCCATCTGCATTAGCAACTTATCTAAATCATCAACACAATAATCCATTCGATGAATGGAAACCTAATCAGCAACATCTAAATCAAGGATATTGGCTGACCTTTGATGAACTAGAAGATAGGTTTTATAACAACTACAGGGAAGAGAAACCTCTTCCTGAAAAAGTTTCTTTTTATGAAGAACAGATGAGACAGATGGGTTTCACTGATTATTCAGATAAAAAGTTCAAGAGAAAAATATAGGTCAATTATGAAAACAGTTTTAGTGTATGGCTCTGCCTGTTCAGGAAAAAATACATATGTTAGGGAAAACTCTAAGGAGGGAGACCTAATTATTGATTTTGATGCACTACATCAAGCAATTTCAGGGCTAGAAAGTCACGCCCATGACGAAAGCCTGCTTGGGTATGTTTATGATGCAAGAGATGCTCTACTCGATAGAGTGTTGGACAAAGGTCATACACAAACTGTTTGGATTATTCACTCAGCTCCTACTAAAGCTGATAGAAGAAAATTTGTTGACGAATTTGGTGCGGAGTTAATTCTTATAGATACACCAAAGGAAATATGTTTAGAAAGAGCTGCAAGCGAAAGACCTGAGGCGTGGATTGAATATATCAATAACTGGTTTGAAAGATACGAACCTGAAGATAGTCAACCTGAAACTATTCAACCTGAAACAAGGGAACATATAGAAGTTCCACAATACATTCGAGATAATGCAGTTAGAGGACTTGAATTTTATGAACAAGGTTTTGGTGGAGATGGATTAGTCAATGCCACCATAAACGATGCAAAAGATATGGCTAATGGAATAGTTAGTCACGATAAAGCCAAGAGTATGAATGCTTGGTTTTTGAGGCACATATCTGATTTAGATTCTGACGATGCAAGAGAATTTCTTAGTGGAGAAAGTGATAGACCAACTAAAGGTCAAGTAGCTTGGCTCTTATGGGGAGGCTCTATACAAGAAGCAAATCAGATGGATGCTCAGAAATGGGCTGAACGCTATATAGCGATATTAGAAGAAGAAGATACAGGAGAAAGAATGTCTGAAATAAAACAAGACAAAGTTTTCACTTCTGCTCCAAAGCAAGTGAGACCAACACCTGAACACGATATTAGATTCGTAGCTAATCAGTTTGAAATTAGAGCCTTAGAAGGTTCAAAAGCAACTATCACTGGCTATGCATCTGTGTTCAACAAAAAGTCACAAGTATTAGGTGGCGGTTTCGTTGAAGTCATCAACAAGGGAGCTTTCAAAAAGACCCTACAAGAAAGAGGAACACAAACCTCTAGAGATGACATCAAAGCTCTATTCAATCACGATACTTCTTTAGTTCTCGGCTCAAAAAGAGCAGGAACTCTAAAACTTGCTGAAGACAGACAAGGTCTTCACTATGAAGTGAGTTTAGATTTAGACATTCCTCATCACAGGTCTGCCTATATGATGATTGAGCGTGGCGATGTCACGAACTCATCATTTGGGTTTGATGTTCTTGATGAAACCTGGAGTGTTCCTGATGACTCAAAAGAGCCAGTAGTTCGAGAAGTCTTAGAAACTAGATTGTATGAAGTTTCTCCTACTGCTTTTCCTGCCTATCAGGATTCAACTGTTATGGCAGAAAGAAGCTTTAGAAACTTAGCTCAAATGAGTGGTTTAGATTTGAACGACCTCATAGAAGCTAATAACAATGGAGAATTGAAATCACTACTTCAAGAAGAAGAGGAAGTTGTTTTCAATGCAGAAGCTAGAAAAAGACGATTAGAACTACTAAAAAAATCGTAGAAAATTTATTAGATTTAGAAATCAGATTCGTTGATAAAACAATTTGATTTCGCCAACCAACAATAAGGAGAGGTCGATTATAAGTCACTTCTCCACAATCTTAGGAGATAATAATGGCAATAGTTGAAAAACTATACGAAGAGCGAAATAATCTCTGGGAGCAAATGAAAGAATTGAACGACAGAGAAATCTCTGAAAATCGTTCACTTGATTCTGCTGAAAAAGAACAATGGGACAAGATGAATGACAGAATGTCTGAAATCGATGCTCGTGTTCAAGAGTTAGCATCTGTAGAAGAAGCTAATAAAAAATCAGAAGAAGCAAGAGATTTATTTGATTCCAAACCAGTTGTAGAAGAAAAGAAAGCTGAAGTTATTACTGATGCTTCAATTCTTAGAAAATTTGCAACAGGAGAAATTCGTTCTCACAACTTTGAAAAAAGAGATTTGGACAAAGCCAACGATGGTGGCTTAGTTCCTCAAGGTTTCTTTGACCAAATAATCGCCAAGTTAGACGAAAATGCAGCTGTTAGACAGTTCGCAACAGTCGTTCCAACTGGCGGTGGAGAAGATATCAAATTCCCACAAATCACAGCCCTATCCTCAGCTTCATTAGTTGCTGAAGGTGGAGCAATCGGAGAATCCGACCCTACATCAGCATCAGTCACACTAGGCGCGTTCAAATATGCGTATCTAGTTCAAGTTAGCTCTGAGCTACTTGCAGACGAAGGTGTTGATATAGAAGCTTTCCTAGCAAATGACGCAGGTCGTGCTTTAGGAAATGGTGCAGGTGCTGACTTCGCAATTGCAAATGGTTCATCAAAACCAAATGGCGTTATGAACGCTGCTGGAACTGGTGTCACTTGTGCAAGTGCTACAGCAATCACATCTGATGAGGTTATTGACCTCTATCACAGTGTTACTGCTCCATATAGAGATAATGGTGCTTGGATAATGAATGATGCTACTTTGAAAGAAGTTAGACAACTCAAAGATTCCAACAACCAATACCTATGGCAGCCTTCACTTCAATTAGGAAACCCAGCAACATTATTGGGTGCGCCAGTCGCAACTGATAGCAATATCGAGACAATCGCTACTGCTAAAAAAGTAATGGCTTGGGGAGATATGTCCAAATACTACATTCGTGAAGTAAATGGCATCCAAGTTGATAGAAGCGTTGACTATGCGTTCGCTAATGACTTAGTAACTTTCAGATTCATATATAGAGCTGATGGCGACTTGTTAGATACAAATGCAGTCAAAAGAATGGTTATGGGCTAATCCCCTACATCATTCTATTTTTGTCAGGCAACTGATGAAAGGTCTTTGTCCAGCAATGGACACTGACTGGAATACTTGAAGGGTTTCCAAAATCCTTCACTATCCGACTCTTCGAGTGTTCCAGTGAGTAATAAGAGGAGAAAAATGAAAATCAAACTACTCGTGGATATGTCAGGTCTATACAATGGCAGTCCAATTCCAAAAAAAGGCGAAACTTGGGAAACAGACAAGAATAACGCAGTTGACCTTATTGAAAAAGGTTGGGCTGAAGCTATCAAGTCTGCTCCTAAAAAAACTGCCTCAGCTAAAGCTGGAAAAGAAAAAAGTTAATGCCTTATACCAAAAAAGGCAAAAAGAGGAAATCTAAATCCAAACCTAATAGGAAGTAATAATGATTGGTTATCAAGTAGCTAATGGCACAGGTCAAGTTATCAAAGATTCAAAAGGACGAATAGCAGTCAAAGCATATGTGGATGGAAGTCTAACTGATGCCGCAGCTGCGGTCACTGTGACTGTCACTGATGAAGGTGGAACAGTTATTGTCAATGCTCAAACAGCAACAAAAGAATCAACAGGAATATATTTCTATGACTTAGGCATCGCTAATACAGCAGATGTCAATAAGTTGTATGCAGTATGGACTGGAACTTGGGAGTCAGTAACTCAGAAACTTAGAAGTAATCACGAGATTATTGGTTTTCCAATATTCACTGAAGCACAAGCAAGAAGCTTTGATGTAGCACAGTTGAACTCAGCTAGTGACTACGCAGATGAAGCAATCCTTGATGAGAGGCAAAAGATAACTGAACTATTAGAACAATGGACTGGGGTTTCTTGGGTTTCAAGATATAACCGAGTGAAACTAGAAGGCGAAGGAGACAGAATAATCTCTCCACCAAGTTTCCATATCACAAAGGTTTTATCTTGCACAGTATTAGGAGAAACAGTCGCAACTTCTAATTTTGAAATAGATAACAATGCTGGATTTATTCACAGAACAGATGGATTCTTTGAGAAACCAACAAGTGAGTTTCCCCTTCCAGTTGTTATTGAATACGAATATGGATGGGACTACATCAGAAATGGTGTAGATAGAATCGGACTGAAACTTTTAGTTGATAGGATTGTTGCATCAAATATTCCTGATAGAGCGACTTCGTTCAATGATGAATTAGGAAATATAGCACTTGTCACACAAGGAGGCGGTTTCAAGAACCCAACTCGTATTCCTGAAGTTAACCAATGGATTGATGAAAACTCAGAAAAAGTATTCGGAGTCTAAATGGCAATTAACTCACAGATAAAAGTTCTAAGAGATAACCTAAAGACGCAACTAAGTGCAAGAGCTGCTCTTTCAGGTGTCTCAATATTCAAGTTCCCACCAGCAGATGAAGCTCCTAAAACTGAAATGATATTCATTGCAGATGGTTCTTCAAGTATGGACTTTGAAGCTTTTGGCAGTGTGTATGAAGAGAACCTTGATATGACTGTTTTCACATATGCACTCAAACCTGGAGCTGGAGATTCAGTCGCAGCTGCGGCAAGAGACAGAGCTTTAGAACTTGCACAAGAAATTATAGATGAACTAGCAGATGACTCCACCATCAATGGAGCTGTCCTAGTTTCAAGAGTTAGAAGTTTCACTGAAGAGAATGGTTTGTCTGACGAAGGACGATTTTGTCAGATAGAAATTCAAGTAGAAGCTGAAGCAATACTATCGGAGTAAATTATGGCTAATAAAAAAATCAAATACTTTGCAAAAGTAGATTTGAACATCAAAGACAAAGATTTCCCAGCAGGAACTGAAATCACTGTCAAGCAACCACCTCGATGGATGGTTGAACAAGAACTCATAGTTCCTGAACACAAATTGAAAGAAGAGGAAGAATAATGGCATTCATTGCAGGAAAAAACTCAGGTGTTCTATTCGGAGCATTCGACCTCACAAGTTATTTCAATAATTTTTCATTTTCAAGAGATATGAACGCAATATCGACAACAATGTTTGGCGATGATAACGAATCATACATAGAGGGTATATCCACAGCGAGCCTTGATATTTCAGGTCTCTTCGATGGTGGAACTGATGCAGTAGATGAAGAACTAGCTAATGCTTTTTCAACAACTACCGCTACCCCATTAACAGTCTTTCAAAATGGAACTTCAGCAGGAGAACCTTGCGTTGTTTTGAACTCAAAAATTCAGAACTACACAATTGATTCAAATGTCAGTGATGCGGTTGGAGTTTCTTCAACATTCACTGGAGATAATTTTGGAAGAG